GACCACTCTATCACCAACGGATGTATTATCAAATTGTTCAGTAACTACAGTTCGAGTTCCAGTTCTTGTTTGAACTCCAGTGTCTCTAACTTCTTGCAAAGTATCTTTAAATACTGTTGTAGTGCTATTAGTAATCCACTCACCACCAGTTAAATCACCATTTCCGCGAAGTCCTCTTGCGCCCCATCGGCCACCACTATTTGTTGTTTCTGTTCTTTCTCTTGTGTTTTGAATAACTTCTTGTCCGGTCCAAGTAGTTTCCCAAGCATTCCAAATTGTAGGAGAAAACCCTGTTTGTGGATCTACATTTAGCGTTCTTGAAGCAAGAGCAAGAGTTTCAGCAAAATTTCCTTCAGTATTGATGATTTTTGCTTCAATTCTTACCGTATCGACCCAAGTATCAGAGGATGGTGTCAATTCAATAGACCCCTGCCAAAAACTAACCAAAAATGGAGTTACACTTTCAGATCTAGTTGCAAATGTCTGTTTTAACCATTCAACCTCAGAATAATTTAGAGTTACTATATCTCCAGTTTTTTTAATATTAATTCCTTCTGGGTCTGCTGTAGACAAATCTCTGTTTGGATCAACATTTTCAACTGGACCGACAATTAAATCAATTGAATCTGTATAGTGCTGTGGTCTCAATTCTTTATTTTTTATATCTATGCTATTTTTATAATTATAATTTTCTTCTTGTGCCAAAAGTGACGTAAAATTATCAACAAAAAATCCCGATTTAAATCTATTCAATCCAGAAGAATCTGGAATAAAAAGATTACTTGTATTTGTTTCTAATAGTGAAAGTGCAGTATAATATTCAAGAGTTCTAATTCTATTTTCAAGTTGCTTTATATCAACCATCCTGTATCTTTTATGCTCAAGAAATGTTATAGAAGCTTGAGATATATCATAAAGATAAGGTGGTAAAGAAACAGATGCTATTTCTAAGGAATCATCTACAGAAATTGGTTTCTCTGGTTTTTCTGCTGGAGTTCCATACTTTATTTGAAACTTTCCATCTTTTGTTAGATAGATTCTATCAATTCTACCCAAATAGAATGAAAAATTTGTTATAATAGACTCGTTCGATGCTAAAATATTTGATGAAGAATTTCCAGATTGGGTAAATGTTCTTCCATAAAATTCTAAAGGAGATCTTGATCCTTCAGAAACACTGTAAGTGGAAACTCTTGGCCTTATATCAATAATATCCGAATTTCTTGTTGAATTGACAGTTTGAATTTCTGTAGTGTAATCAAATCCAGAATAAGAATCTACGGTTGTTATATCACCATCATCAGAGGATTGATAATATCCATTAGAAAAATAAATTTTTAATTTTCTAGAAGGTTCTTTTACTCCCGATTTTCTATTAATTACTCCGTAATCATAAAAAGATGAATTTTGTCCATTATTATATGTAAAGTTAAAAGAAACATTGATACTCGGTGTATTTAAAGTCGTAACAAAAGCTTGAATATTTGACTCTTCAAAAACTACAATTTCACCCTCTTTAAAATTAATATTATTTTTTGAAATAAATGAAATCTTAGAATCTGTAATTCTTTCTGCATATATCGCAACTGCACCACTTGTTTGTCCGGTAAATTTTTCTCCGATTATTAAATCTAATGTTTTTCCAGTAGGGCCAGTTATTGATGACAATTCAACAGTTGGAGCCGATGGAGTAGAAGTATCAACTGACTCATATATTGAGTGTAGTTCAACAACATCAGGAACATTTAATGATATATTTTCATCTTGCACTCTAGTTCCATATGCATAATTACCATAATTAAGACCATCGTTTAGAGTTGTGGATCCAATTCCAGAAGAAATATATTTAGATTTATCAACTATAATCGAATTTACTCTATTTTTAATTTTAATTTTTTGTTTTGGTTTGATTTTTGTTAATGTTGTAACTAAAGTAGCCCCTACATTGTTAGAACCCAAATTATAAATTTGAAGCTCAGTAGAACCATTTGTTAATGAAATTTTATCTGATGTCAGAGTTTCTACAATCCCATCAGATCTCATAAGTAAATATCTTTCTGAATCAAAGGGTAAAAAGGTTTCATTTTCTCCCGCAAGGACTGTCGTTGATAGTTGATTATTTGTAATATTAACCGTATAAGATTTTCTAATAGTTAATGTTGCATTAGTCAAATCTACTGAAGAAATATTTTGTTTTGGCAATTCAGTGTAAAATGAATTATCCTCAGATCCTTGCAAATCTGTTGCTATTAACTGTAAGTCTGTAACTTGAAGAGTTGATGACTGGGGAAGTTGTCCCCCACACACTCCAGATACAGTTGTTACTCCAGAAATTCTTACGTGAGTTGTTGCCACACTAACAACTGAGGCAAAAATTGGATCAATTGCCGATTGGTTACTGAATTTTAGTAGATTACCAACTTTCAACCCTTTTGGAAATATTGGATTTGTACTGATAATTGTACTAATTCCTAAAGAATTAACCACACTTATAGTAGATATTCCAATATTTAAAATTGTAGATTGAATTGTATCTGCAGAAAATGTAGAAGAAGATCCTACAATTCCAAAAACAGATTTTACATCAGAAATATTGTATGATGTAATTGCTGTTGCAACTCTAGTATTTTCTATTCCATTAAAAATAAATGGTTCATTTTGAATAAAATTGCCAGTTTTTTCATAAACTGTTAATGCAACACCAGCAGAAACCGAAGATTTTAAGAATGCAGTTGCTCCACTATATTTTCCTTTAACAAAAGTTGGAACAGATAAATTGATCGGTTCGTTTAATGTGATTTCGGAAATTATTTGAATATCATAAAGAGATATATTCCATTCGTTTATATTTGAATTTGTTGAATTGTAAGATCCAGAATCTAACTTAAAATCATAAACTCTAGCAACTCCGATTTCTTTTCCTGGTGCAATTGTAGAAGCAATTCCAACTCTAGTATCTCTAAGACTTAAAACATAAGTATTTCCTATGCCAATTTGTGGAGATCCATAAACTCTATTTAATTTTAAAGTTGAACCAGTTTGATAGTTTATTGATTGATTTTCTAAAGTTTTTGTTGTTCTTGGTTTTGGAACATCCAGAAATGCTGAACTAATCGTTTCTATTTCATATCCTCTCACAAATGCTTTTCCTGCAGATATTTGATAGAGAGCTAAATCTTTAGATGGAGATTGTCCTCCATATGTTTGTTGATTTACGTTAAAAATTCCTCTATTACCAAGATTATTATTAAGAGATTCTTTTATTGATACATCAAATGGAGTTACATAATAATCTCCAGATTCTGAATATGTTCTTCGAGCAAGTTCATTCTCTAAAATATTATAATCTGTTGTCTTTTTTTGAGATCTTAGTATACCGTTATCAATAGTTGCTAATTCAATAAAATTATTATCATCAAAATCATCTAAACTTTTTTTATGTAGAGAAGTTGTTATTTTAAGTCGATCTGCTCCAGGTGCTGCATAATTATTAAACCCCTTTGAATTATCATTTAAAGAGAAATCAATATCAGAGTTAATAATTTCTTCATTGATTAAAAGTCCCACCCTATAACTTGGTTTATTAGAATATTGATCTAAAAGGATTGTTTCGTCGTTTACATTTAAAAATTGACCTTTTGCAAAATAAATTCCATTAGATATTGAAAATGCTGATCCAATGGATGTCGAATTTGCGGACAAAGTGGATGCAAATGCTTCCTCAGAAGCAATAACAGTATTGGATGACGTAATTGTTCTATTTGCTGATAATAATTCACCATCTAAAAATTGTAAAGAAGAATTATCTTGCGAGTTTGATTCTAAGTAACTAATATATAATGTCGTATTTCCCCTCTCAGATTCATTTGCTAATATTATTTTATCAACTACTGCTGTTACTCCAGAAGTCAATCCAGTTATTTTTGATCCCAAAATTTGATTGATATAATCAGATATTGGTACTCCTAAGTAAATATTTTCTAACTCAACTGCATAATATGAAGTGCTATATGCAGTATTTCCAGGTATTACTTTAGCACCCTCTTTAAAAAAGTGCTGACCAAATTTTTCAATTTGATTCTGTAAAATGGATTGTAAAGTTGTTAACTCTCTAGCTTGAACTGGATATCCAGGTTTAAAAAGAACTTTATAATAGTCATTGTTTGCATCAAAATCATCAAAATATGGTGCTACATTCAGATTTGTTTCTTGTGTCATAATTCTTTAGAACTGCAAAATGACTTTAATATCTTCTTTTTGGTTAATAGATCTTGTTATAGAAGGTCTATTGTCTATATAAATGATGTTTCCTGAGTATTTTTCAACTTCTGGTTGAGATACACCTTGAATAAACGATTGACCTAAGTAATATGTTCTACTATTTATTGCTGTAGAAACACCAGTAAAAGAGGTTTGTATTGATAATGTCGAAGATCCACCCATAATGCTTATTGATCCCCCACCATTTAGAGTTGAAGTAAATCTATTTAATTGAAATCCATAAACTGGTGAAATGTTTTGTGTTCCATCAGTATTAAATCCAGACGTTGATCTGTCTTGCCAATATTTTAGAACTCCAGTAACTTGATCATAGGAAACAACTTTTCCTACAGCAGTTGATCCAATACCAATGGTTTGAGTAATAAAAGAATCTGGAGTAAAAGTTGCTGAACTATATCCAACTCCTGTTAATTTTAATGCATAAGTTGCACTGGCTTTATCTAAATCTAAATTTTGTACTGCGTTATATGCTTTAGGGTTCTGTACAATCCCTATTCTTGCAATTTGATTTCCGGTAATAAAATCTGGATTTTCAGTATCATTTTCAATTCTAGAATATATTAATGCATTTCTGGCACCAAGTTCTCGATAAATGTCAGAACCATGTCCTCCCTGTGGGGGAATAATTACATTGAAAATTGGAGATATAGTCCCTGTTGGAACATTACCTCCAACCAAATCCAAAGTTCCAAAAGTATATCCATTTCCACCAGAAGAAATTGTTACTGATTCTACTTTTGAATTATTATTAATTACTACTGTTGCTTCAGCACCTGTTCCATCACCTTTAATTGGAACTCTTGTGTATGTTCTATTAGCTGTTCCTAATCCAACCCCCCTATTTAAAATTGTTACTATTTTTAATTGTCCACTTGATTTTGCATTATTTCTTACTGCAGCATCATCAACATTAGTTTCCCAATTGGATGGAACTGGCATAAAATTCGTTGAATCAAATTTTATAATATCACTTGGTTTAATAGTATAAAGATATTTCCAAACATATCCATCACCACTTGTTCCAGCTTCTCTTGGTTCTAAATCAGTAAAAGTTGGTTCATCTAAAGATGCTTTTCCTGAAAGATTTTCTGGATCAGTTCCATTTTGAAGGCAAATATACACTTTATAATCAGAGTTTACAATATAATAATTGGCATCATATAAACTAGTCGCATTTGATGGTTTAGATTGCTTTCCAACACTTCCACTTATGTCATGCCTATACATATCATAAGTAATTCCAGATTGCCAAGTTATTTTTCTTACAACTTGTTTTACGTCTGAAGAATTTATTTTTTTGAGGGCAATTATCGTATCCCAATAATTATTTTCTTCATCAAAATTATCTCTAGGGTCTGGTGGAGTAGTATCCCAAGTAGAACTAACTTGTGTTGCATTTGGAAGCCCCACAAATGTGTAGTAAGAACTAGTAGTTAATGCTACACTAGTAACAAATTGTTTTGCATTTAAAATACGAAGTTGATCAGTTATAATTGCTGACATTTTACATTTTTTTATCTATTTATTTAAATATAATTCAGATATTTTAATGGTTGAACTCTAGTAATTGAAGAAGAAGTTGATATTCCAGAAGAACCATTTAATGTATATGCGGGGAATGGTTTGGCATTAGGTCTAGAACCTAAATTAATTCTTCCCCAAGAATACTCACCATAAAATTCTGTTGCTCCAATTCCAGAAGTATCTCCAAAATCACTTATACTTACTATTACTCTTCTTACGTATGTAATACCGACACCCGCAACTGCTGTTGTAGCTGTTGAAACTGAAGCAACTTTATATACAATGTCTAAGAATTGGGTTGCAATTCCAAGAGTGGTATTATCTTGATATAGAGATGTAACACCACTTCCAACGTTTGTATTTTTGGCAACGAAATAATATCCAGTTTGAATACCACTAATAGTTGCTGCACTGCTTACAATAGTAGTGTCTCTTAAATAAGAATTAATAGGAATGAATAAGTCAAAAACAAATGCAGTAGAGGCAACTCCCACTGATGTAGTAGAAACACCAACAATCACTCCAAAGTCACCCTCATATGAATTTGAAGTATTAAGTTCATAGACAACATGAGGAACTTCGATTAAAATTTGTGGTGGATTAGAACTAGTATATCCTGCACCTGGATTTGTGATTACTATTGATGATACGGTTCCTCCAACTGAAATAATTGAAGTTGCTGAAGCAGTTGTACCTAATCCTACTGGTATTGATTGTCCATTGATATAGGTTGTTTTTGGTGTAGAAACTCCGTATCCAACAGGATCTCCAATACTTATGATTGGATTTGTACTATACCCAACTCCACCATCTGTGATAATTATAGAAGAGATAGTTCCTGCAGCAGAAACAACTGCAGTTGCAGAAGCACCCACGATTGTATCTTGAGATACTAAAATAATTTTTTGTTTATTTGGTGTTGTTTGGTTTTCTTTTACCGAATCGAAGAAAGATTTTACACTTTCAACATATACTATGGTAGATCCAATTCCAACAGATTGAATAACATATGTCGAAGGATTTATTAGTGCTTCATTTAAAATTCTACTTTTGCTTACAACTTTACCATTAATTATTTTATCTGATTTTTGTTTGCACCACTCAACAATTCTTTGATTTGCTGGATTTGAATCAATACCAAAACCATTATATGAATTTGTTTCAACGGCATCCGATGAAATAATTTCAGTTACTATTCGTTTTTCTTGGTCTTTAATTGTTAAATTGTCTCCAACTTTAACTGTCTCTAAAACATCACGGAACACCACATCAACATCACCACTTCCTTTATAAAATAAAATTTTACATTTGTCTCCAATTACAGAACCATCATTAGAAGACCCTTTTGGTGGTTCTGCAAAAGTTATCACACTCCCTCCAGTGAAAGTATATCCTTCTCCAGGAACTTGAAGAACATCATTTAAAAAGACAAGAAGAGTTGTTTGAACATCGATGTTTGATCCTTTTGCTGATCTAATTGTAACTGGAGAAGAATTTAATGAAATAGTAAAAGATTTTCTTTTTCCATTAAACTGATTTTCAATTTTGTCAAGCACTTCAAGTTGACCAAAGTGCCAACCTGCAAATTCATCCGTTGCAGTTTTGTCGATACTAATTTGAAATTCTTCAAAAGTTTTAGTTGTATCGGTTGGAATTCCAACAGATCCTCCAATCCCAACTGTTAAAATTTGAGATTGTCCGTAATTATATCCAAAATTCTTAATTTCAAAATCAATAACACTAGATCCTTGCCCAACTACAATATCAATTGTTGCCTCAGTACCAAATCCAGAAGGAGATTCTGAACTATAAATTAGAGAAATATTGGAGTATGAAAGTGGTGCATCAAAAATAACATACGGTGGATTTGAAATCGTATATCCAATTCCGGAATTTGTTATTGCAACCCCCACAATATATCCATCAACAACTGATGCAATTCCAACATAAAAAATATCTGGAGTTTCTAAGGAAGATGTTGTAACACCAACTCTAACAGTTTGAATACCTGATCTATATCCGGATCCACTATTACCAATACTGATGGAGGAAATTGTACCTGCAATTGAAACTATTGCCGTTCCTCCTGCAGATACCAATGGTTGATACCCAAACCCTCTTGTGGAACCAACCGATATAATTATTCCACCTTTTGGTATACTTGCGTTATTTGGATCATATGCAACAGAAGTCGCAGTTCCGGTAAATGTTATGCTTGTAATTCCAGAACTTTCGGATAAAGAATAATCTTGAGGTATTGTTAATTGTCCTGTTGGTCCTTGAAATATCCCATTGATGAGTATTACTGAATTGTTGGTCGAAAAACCAGAAATATTTTGATTTTCTGATTGTAGAGTAAATATTTTTTGCGTAGCATCAAATCCTTGAGAAATATCGTCAAAAACATAATTTTTTGCATATGTTTCTTCGTTACTATTTTCCGGTGCAGATCTTAAGAAAGATCTTCCTTGAAACTTAGAAAATGTAGTAATTCCTGTCCAATCTCTCTCACTTGGAGGATTAGTTGACGATCCAATTGGAATTGGTCCTTGAGGTGCTGTAATAAAATTAATAGTATTGTCGGTAATGTTATAATCTCCCATTACCTTTGTCACTTTAGAATATTGTGAGTGAGTTGACAATCCAGTCCCCATCCATGGTCGAGTAACGAGTATTGAATTTGTGCTTCCAAACCCAACAGTATTAATTAACATAATTTCATCATTAATTTTTATTAAGTCTCCACCAAAAAATGATGTTATTCCTGAAACCTTAATAATGTCGTCAATTAATCCAATGTGAGTGGTAATACCAGTAGTGACTGAAGTAGAAACGATCGGGGATTGAATATAGTTATCGATGGCAATTAAACATTTTGTATTTTGATTTTTTGCAGTAAATGTATGATATGTTCCCGTTCCTACGTTTGTTATATCCAATGAAATTGGGATTGAATTTAAAGCATCCTCTGCAGATCTTGCAAGTTTTATTTTTTGATCATTTACTCTAATTGCATAAACAGAAGATGGTAAAATATTTGTTGTTCCAACACCAACAAAACTAGTTGATGCTATTCCTATCGCACTTGCATAATTTGGATCATGTGAATATAAAACTTCTTCCCCAGTTACAAAGAAGTGTTCTGGGAGAGTAATGGTATCTTCAGAAACACTTACGATTGAAGAGTTTCCTCCATCAAAATTTCTTAAAAATATTGGTCTTTGTTTGTGAGTTAAATCAAATGCTCTTCTAACATCAATTTCGGTTCCTTGATAAAAACCAAACCCTGCACTAATTGTTGCATTGTTTAAATCAATATAAGAAGATTGATTATCTTCCAAATCAACCAACTGAAGACTTGTTTGAAAAACACGAACTTCTACATTTGCGTTTGGAATTGGTGTAAAATATAAATTTGTGTGTGTAGTAGAAATTGCCGCACCAACAGTCCCCAATCCAGAATTAGTCGAAAGATTTCCGTACTGTGTAATATATGTTTTCGATCCATTGCTATTACTGCCATCATTTAACAAAATGACCTCCGACATTTCATATTGATTATTCGTAGTATCCTCAACACTAACTATAAAATATGAACAACTATGGTCATTTGGCACTACATTACTGTACTTTGCAATAATATTTTCCGTAGGTGTAGGTGATGATGAAATTGCTGTATATGAAGAATCTATAAATGCAATATTTTCAAGATCAAATCCAAGATATTGTGTGCCTATTCCTGTTGATGAAGTATCTGATATAGAAATTCTTAATGTATTTGTGGTAACTGCTATTCCAGAATTTGGAATAAAATCTAAAATTGTATTTCCTCCAGAAATATATGCATTGTAAGTTCCCAATCCTGAAGTTCCAAATCTATTCAGTGTTGTATTTGTAAGTTGACCATATTCCAAAATGTCTACATTAGTTCCATTATGAATCATATTAATTTCATCAAATTCAAACTCACCATTATTTCCCATTAATTCAATAAGAATTTTTGAAGTTCTATATGATGATGCGATAGAAACAATGCTTGTCGTAGTGTTCAATGGAACTACTGTTTTAGTTGTTCTGATATCAACAATATCGCCAAGACTAGTAGATCCTATTCCAGATGTAGAAAGGCTAATAATATCAAAACTAGCAAAACTTACATTATAATTGTTAATTGAATATTTTGTGGGATAAAATAAAAGTTGACCTTCAGACCCCGAAATATTAAAATCAAAACTACCCAAATCTAAAACACTCTCAACTCTTCCATATTGATTCAAAAATCCAAAAGACCCATCTTGTAAAAGGCTCACCAACATTACTTGTCTTTCATCAGTAAACCTTTTATCTCTAATATAAGTTACATATTTTTTAGATTTATGCGATATGTCAAAGGTATCAACAACAGAAAATTTAGTGGGTCTTGGTGTGCTATTAAATTGTGTGCTTATATCATCAATTACTAAAACTCTGTTTCCAAAAGACTCAAAATAGTCAGTTAAAACTTTAGAACCAAAATAAATTTCATTAGATATAATTTTTGCACCATTAATATCTAAAGAATTTTCTGTGACTAAATCAAAATTATTATAACAATCTAAATCAATTTCATTTGATATATCAGTAATTACATCAATAGTTGATCCAAAATAATCAGAATAAACTCCGTTATAATTTAAGTCTTCTGATTCAATGATCAAATCACTAAACTTTAAGAATCCGACAGAATGATTTAATGAACTGACAGAATCCTTCCAAGTTTCAAATGGAACTTTTGATTTTAAGGAATATGAAAAATTTTGATAATAGTTATTATCAGCAATTCTCTCCGTATTAAAATTTAAAAATCCAGTTTCTTTGTGCCATCCATTTTTAACTATTGATGATGCTGATGTTTTTAATTCTGCATTAAAATCTATTTTTTTTCTGATTAATCCTTGAGTTTTGGATGTTTGACCTTTTATTATATTTCCTGTGCTAAAATCTTTTGTTGTTGAAATCTTTAAAAGACCGATTTCATTATTCCAACTTTCCACTTCACCAATATTATTTTGTGATGTTACAGTTTCTCCTAATATAAAATTATTTTTTTTCAATTTAATATCAAAAACTGGAAAATCCTTTTCTGCTATTATTCTTCCAGATGAATTGACAGAATCAAAATTGCCAGGAATTGAACCTTCATCTATGTATCCATCAAGGCTATATGTAACTATTCCTACACTTCCACCTAGAGGAATATAAACTTCCGATAAAGTAAACAAGGAATATCCATAATTTGAAGAATTATATCCTATGCCAGTAGAACCAACTCCTACACTAATATTCTCAATCAAAACTTTATCCCCTACGGAAAATGGAGAAATATCACTAAATCCAGTATTTAATCCAACTGTTACTTTTTTAGTTGTCGAATTGTAACTTATATTATTAATTTTTACCCCATTCGGATTGCTGACTGGAATAATTTTTGGTGGGACATTGTATATACCAAAAGTATTTTTTAAAATTTTAACTTTAGTATCACCAATATTGTATTTTAAATCCACATCTTCAACTTGTTTTCCAGTAAATCCATCAATTACAACCAAATTTGATGGTATCGTATAATTTTTTCCTGCTGAACTAATTCCAATTTCATCAAATGATGATAAAGAATCGACTATTAAGATTTCTGGAAGATTTACTACTGGTCTTAAAGTTTTATCTGAAGGAAAATCAAATCCAATATCTTCTATCTGAGTAGATAATATTTTTCCTATATTATCACTAGATGATTCTAAAATTGCACCATATCCAAAATTTGATGCTATTGTTGAAACACCTGAAATATTTTTATATAAACTTCCTCCATAATTTACAAAGATTTTTTCAATGGATCCAGATGCAGAAAGTGATGTTGTCGAATATTTAATATTTGCCGAATTTATATCATAGGAATTTGATTCTGGAACTAATGATAAATTATAAGTAAATGTTGATGTGGTTCCAATTCCAGTAATGTCAAATTCTCCAGAATAAGCACTATTAATAATTTCAATTTGATTATTACTTTCTACCTCTTCGTCATTGTAAATTTCTTTTTTATTTTGCGAAATAAAATTAGTATTGGTTGGAGTAAAATTATAATAAAGTTGTCTTGACAAATTTTCTGTTACCTTTAACAATAATGCTGCATTGCTAGTAATTCCAATTTGTCCTATCTTTGAAACTTCAAAAAAAGTATTTTTTTCTGAAGAATTAAAAATATTTTTAAAATTTTTATCGGTATAAAGATTTAAATCAAATGCAGAATATAAAGTAGATCCATTTTGAGATGATAGTGATGCATCTGAAAGATCAAATTTTAAACTATTATTTTTATATGTATATATTTTTGGATTGATTGTAGATAATGTTCCAAAAGATGCAGATGTTATACCAACAACTTCAGGAGTAAATTGTGTCGTTTGATATTTACTTGAGCATAATTTAATTTTATCTTTAGAAATTTTAATTACATAATAAATTTCTTCATTATTTAATCCAAAAGAAGAAAACGTTGAGGTATGAATTACTTTATCTCCTGTTAAAAATCCATGATTAGCAATTGTTATTGAGTTTTCTTCAACGTCCACATCTGCTGCAGTGAATGGTTTTGGATTAAATACCATTCTTCGGTTATAATCATCATATTTTACTATAATATTTGTAGTAACAAATGGATTGACTTCAACAAATACTTTGTCACTTAAACTCAATCCATGAGTTGAAGATGTTGAAACAGTAACAATATTTTTAGATACTTCTGCTGAAATTATATTTTTCTTTATTGTCTTAAAGCTATGATAGACTCCCGTTCCTATTCCAGTAAAAAATAGTAGTCCAAAATTTGAAGTGGTGCTTGCAATTCCGACAAAAGTTCCAGTAGATCCAATTCCAACACTATATGTTGATATTCCAATTAAATCATCAGAAATTTTACCAACATAAACAATTGAGGAACTTGGTAAATCGAATTGAGAAGTTCCTCCCATTGAAACATTAATTGAAGTTCCGCCGTTTGTTTGATAATTTAAAATATCTCCAGTGTTTAATTTATGATTTGGTAAGTATATTGATTGTGTAGGAATAAAAAATTGAGTTATTCCTGCTCCTGGATTGGAGAAGAATATGGTTGTTCCAATTCCAACTCCGGTCGTAGATCCAAGTCCGAGAGATTCTTTTGGGTCAAAATAAATTTCTCTATTGAGTTCAAACTCTACATTATTTTCTGGTATTGAATTAAAAGTAAATTTTCTAGAATTTTCATATAATAAAGTTGAAGATGTGTGGGCTGCTGATATAGTATTATTTTGAGATCTAACAACTCGAATTCTGGAATTTTTGACATCTACATTAATAACTTTAACTATTTCTTGATCTGCTGTAAGAACATCATTTTCTCTCAACGAAAAAATATTATTTTCAAATAATCCCGATATACTAAAATATGTAACTACTCCAGTTATTCCATCAGTTCCTACACCAGATTTTAAAATAAAAGATTCAGTTTTAACACCAATATTAAAATTATTATTCAAATAATTAATTGATGTATTAAATCCGGATAATGAAATTAAATCATTATTTGATAAATTATGTGGATAAGTTGAAAAAGCAACATATGTTCCATTCGAATCGGATGGAATTAACTCCAATTGGGATATAGTTGTTGATGCAACACTAATATTTGTAACAGGTTTTCCTAGAATTCTAGAAACCTTTGCTTTTGCTTTTTGAATATTATTTTCTTCAGGATTAAATATTATCTGATCATTTATTTTATAATCAAATCCTCCAGTTAAAATTCCAACCGATTTTATACTACCTGTAGAAACTTCATTAATATTAACTTTTTGTGATTTTAGTTTATTTGGTTGAAAAAGATACTCATAATAGGCAGCATTTTCTGTCAAATTATATGGTGTTGTATTTCTAAACCATTCATCTTTGTTCAAATCATATGTAATTTGATTTGAATCTGGATTGAAATTGAATTCGTTTGGTTTAGATTTAAAAGTATTACCGATTAAATATGGAAATACTGGTATTTTGTAATTTTTGAATGGCAAAATACTTTCAACGTTTCCCGGATTAATGGTTGCAAAATATGCATAAACTCCATTTGGATAATCTGGGGTTACACAAAACCGTCCATTATGTTCATCCAAATCTCCAGAATTTGTAAATTCATAATCTTCAACAAAAAATCCTTGCGGAAAATTTGAAATTGGTGGTCTATTTGACTTGGTTACCAACTGATATCCAGAGGTCATTTCTCTAATTGTTCCTCCAGTTTTTGAAGAAAATCCATATGGGCCATATATTGGATTTCCATCATAGGACCATCCTATAATTGGAGAATGATATGAAGACTTTATTTCTTCACCATTGACTTTTTGTAAATCAAATATACCATACTTAATTTCATTATCTTGATTTTTCGAATATATGGATTCTCTTAGTTTTCTTGGTGCATACAAATGAGTATATTGTATACCAAAGTTTTCATTTAGGGATTTGCTTAAGATTCCATCATCATCTGAAATACTATTCAAATACTTTTGAAATAAATTTATTGTCCATTTTTGAATATTTACATTAAACTTTGCACCATTTCCACTTTGAATTATGTCAACTCGAATTTTATTTTCATATCCGATTCCCGGATTTTCAATTATTACTTTTGTTATTTTTCCATCTTTAATAACAGGAGTCAGTTTACCATATTTTCCAGATCCATTAATTGCTAGCTCTGGCGGAGAATTATATCCACTTCCCCCATTTGTAATTAATACTTCTACAATGCGACCATTATTTACGATTGGCAAAACTTCTGCACTCGATCCACTATAAAGATCGAGTAATGGTTGTCTATTGTAATTTAAAATTTCAGACGACCCATATCCTATGCCACCATCGATAATTTGTGTTGATTCTACTGACCCTCTAAAAATTGGTTGAACTATTGCATTAAAATTTTGATCAGAAAAAGTTGTAACTCCAATTTTGCCTTCGATAGTTACAGAAATTGGTTCATAATTAAAAATATGCGTTCCAGACCCAGAGAATTTAAAACTAATATATTGCTTTGTTTCGTAGTAGAAAAGTTTTGCGGTCGATCCTAAACCCACATTAGAAAGTTTGAAATGATCTTCATCAACTTTTGTAACAATATATGATGTATTTGAACTCAATCCTATTATTGGAATTTGATTAAATGTGTATTGAATAATATCCCCAGAATTGTATTGATGATTTTTTATGTTTATCTGATTAGATGCAGTATTAACTCCGATATTACCAACTATCCTTTTCTTATTTTCGTAATTTGAACCAGAATTTTCAATTACAATATTTGAAATTATTTGCTTTTTATTGAAAGATTGCAGTCTATGTACACCATCTCCAAAAGAATTTAATGAAATTGTGTTTACTCCAGATATAGCATCTGCTTCATTTTTAAACAATTGAATAGTGACGGCATCTATAGTTCTAACATAATATTGCGAATTCGTAACTAATCCAGATATACCATTTTGACCATCGGTTTTATAAATTATTTTTTCCGCATTTCTAAATTTGTGATATGTTGAAAAACCTATAACATTATTAGACAATCCAACATTTGCCGATTGTGCTGTTGAATTAAATAGTGCCGAATGATCTATAAAAGTTGTATTTACTAATGCTTTTGCTCCACTTCCATTTCCGCCGGTGATCGTAACTATTGGTTTTGATAGGTAATCAAAACCAGGATCAATTATATCAATTCTTTTTAAATTGCCCTTTACCGAACAATTAGCAATTGCTCCACTACCATTATCATCTGTTATTGTTAAAATTGGAGGATTTACTATATCATAATTATTTCCACCAGATGTTACTTCAATTTTTTGTAAAGATCCATAATAAATTACATCTTCGGATTTATAATTTAATATTTCTACTCCATTAATTAATATTCCTGTTTTTCCTGGACTTGTTACGTAATTATCACTTTTATTATTTGGGGATTTAATTTCTCTCAACAAATTTTGATGGTTTAAAGTTTTTTGATTAAAATCAAGATATTCAAAAGTATTTGAAGTAACTATTCCTGATACTGAAATAAAATTATTATTATAAAGATTTGCAGGACTACTTGCAATTTTAAATTGATTTTGATTTACTCTCTTTACATAATATATTCCTGGAGTTAAATTTTGAAATTTACTAGTAGTAGATACTAAAGTTCCATCGATTGTATCTTGAAATGTAAATGAATTGTAATAAATTGCATCACCAGTATAATATCCATGATCATTTATATCATCAATAGTAAAAATTTCTCCACTGTATTGTCCGTTTAATATTATTTTTTTATCGTAAAAATTTAATGGTTGATTGTAATAATTGGGTAAGGATGAGGAAGAAACTAAAACATCTTGATTAAATTTTGCATAAGTATTTTGTACATTTGAAATATAATTTTCAATATATGAATAATTTGATAAAGAAGAACTTACTTTAGGTTTTAAAATTTTTCTTTCAATTGTTGATATATTTCCATTGATTAATCCCTGACCACTAATAGAAAATATAAACTCATTTATTATGTTTGTTACAGAACATGTTTTAATTTCAGATGCATTGTTTGTAATTAAAAGAATGTCCCCAATATTAAAATTATTTGGAACATAAGTCTCAATATTATAAGTAAAGTCTGAAGTATCAATTAATGCAATTGATTTAATATCAAATTTTGTTGCAATATTATAAATCCAACTGTTTGTTTTTGGACCACTTGTTGTTATTCCCAACGATTTAATGAGAGCAGTATCATTTTTTGAAAAATAATAAGTATCATCGTTTATTATTAAATCAGAAAGTACAGATCCAATTCTAACTTCTACTTTTGATGTTGTTCCAAATCCAACGTATCCATAAGCACTAACGTTTAGTCTGATATTTGATTTAGAGTTTATATTAAAAGTTATACCTTTTTCTGTTGTGCTAGCTAATCCAACGTCAAAAAATTGATTATTGCTTTTTGATCCGTATGTGAGTATATCTATGTTACCAGAAGAAGATTCTGCAATCAATTCCCCAGAATTAGGAAATCCTATTGTAGAATCGACATCAATAATTGAAGATCCAATAGAAACTGAATTTATTACTTTTGTAATTGGATGTACTGAAAATTCACCATAAACACTACCATCAATAGTGATATCTTTTGAATAATCAAAATCTAAACTTAGTTTATAATATTCTTGAGATGAATATGAAATTTTTTCAACATTCGTAATTGATGCATAAGCTTTTTGTATATTGTAATTTTCATAAGCATCTTGAAATAAAGTTTGATTTAGTAAATCTAGTGGATTTCCATTTATCGATTGAACAACAATATCTTTTGTTACTCTATACTCGGCATCAGATGGTCTAAAAAGATAATCTTTTGGTTTTATGACAGCAACTTTTTCTCCATATAAAGCAGAAAAAAGAATTTTAAAAGATTCATCTGTTCCCTTTGATTGATAAAAATCTTTTGTCCTCGATATAAAAAGTCTTTCATTTACATCATTATCTAATTTTCTGCTATCAAATCCCGGAGCAAATTGATATTTTATTTTTTTCAAAAATTCTTCAAATAATAAAGCACTCAAATTAATAATTTTGGTGCCAGAAGTGTGTTCCGAAACTTCTGAAGATGAAAATGTTAGAGAATCTGTTGAGTTTAAATTAGTATATGAAGTGACTCCACTAAATCCCCTGATACATCCAGTAAAAGATGTATTAGTTTTTTCTGTATATAGAATGATTTCATCATCTATTTGAATTAATCCATATTTTTCAGGAAATCCATACGTGCCAAAAATTTGTTGATCTAAATTAAAAGTAGTATTAATATCCGTATCCGAAAAAGAAATATCTCCAGATAATTCTGTGTATTGAGAATTATCCGATAAAGATTCCAATTTTAAATATTGATCAATATTTTGTATTAAATCAACAGAAGCTCCAAGATATTCTTGAGATATATAATACTGTTTTAAAAAATCAGTTATAAGTGGAAAGTCTTCTCTTATGAAGGATGGAAGTTGACTTTCAACTATATCTTGAATTTGTACTCTTTGCAGATCTGTTGATATCATGTTTCTTTTTTTAATTATCTTACTAAAATTCCGTTTGCATAACTTGATGTAACTAGATAATTTGTACCAGTAACATCGTTTCCAGAAGATATATTGTCTGGTTTAGTATTAATAGTTGTTTTAGTCATATCCAATTGTAAATACAAATCTTGAAGTCCTATAATGTCATTAGAATACGGAGATACCGAAATCTCAATGATAGGAAAACCTATATTTAATACTGCATTTGTTATATTAATGGGAGAAAGTTTAATTTCTCCTTTAATATAATCAATTATTCCTACAGATTTTTTAACAATCTCTGGTTGTGTTGGTGAATTTAATCTAAACAAAAATATAGATCCAGTTTCTTTGTCGGCATTTGGTAAATCGGAAAGATACACCGTACCAACAATTCCACTTACATTAAACCCAGAGGATTTAATATTATATCCATTTTCATTTTTAATATGAAATCTATTTCCAAAACAAATTTCATATTCGGTAAAACTATTTAACACTGGTCGCAAATCTCTTCTCATAATAACTGTCGTAATATTTGACGTTATTGCATTACTACTGTCATCAATTATTTTTAAAAATTTACTATATTTAAACCTTGCCCCAAATTTATTCAATTCTGATGAATTTGCATATCTTTCTACATTTGTTGAAACAATATTTGATATTGAATTTGCAGATGCTGCTAAATTTGTGTTGTAATATGCATTTATATTTGGTTCGATATACAAATATTTTAAGTCAATAATTTCCGGAACTATTCCCGCAATAGAGTATTGCCTAAGATCTTTTTTAATGTTATCTTTGATTAGATTTGAAAGATAAGAACCATTAGTTGGTTTAATGCTAATAAAAACTTTTCCAAATTGCGGAGGACTTAATTCTTCTCCACCAAAAACAGAAATTGATTCTGTTTCTGGGTATATTGTAGGAACTATTGATTCATAATCTCTTGCGGTAACTGCTCTATTTTGCGATGAATAAATTCTAGGAGCATACTTTTTAATAGACTCTATTTGTTCAATTTCACTTCCGTCATATGAAGACTGATTGGTGGTTATTAAAGATATTCCAGAATTTATTAGAATAGATTCTCTAGAAGAAGTTAATTTTCCACTAAAATTGAATTGAGATATATTATTTGCCGATTCACCGTTCGAAACAAGATAAGTTACTTCGATGTAATTGGGTGATTCTAATTTTTTTCCAAAAACTCCATCACCAAAAATTAATTCATATCTTTCATCTTCTATTTCTTGTACCCAAAATACTGGTGAGTCTGAGTTAATATTAAATAAACTATTTGCTTGTATATACTTTCTTTTTATATCGTTAAATTGTGATGGTTTAACCAATACCCTAATTGTAGTTGTATCAATGTTCGAGTTTGGAAGTATGAACCTTTGGTTAGGATTATAAGAATCTACAGTAAAATTTGATGCAATATAAATTCCCTCATAAACAGTAATTTCATCAAAAGTAGCTATATTATTAATTACTGCAACTGTAATGTCATCTAATATTGAAAAAGTATAGTTTTCTGTTCCAAATGTTGTTGTTGAGCACACAACTCCTTTATTTAATGTAATTGCCTCTGGTTTCGTTGTATATGCAGAAAAATCTACAAAAAACGATATACTTGCTTTAGATGAGGTTTTAGATTTTGGAACATATCCAATATTTCTTGCAAGAGAAACGACATTTTCTCTTAAAGTTGCACTATCAATAAAAACCTCATTCGATACCATATTGGCATTATACGAGGTTATATACGTATTATAGGCAAGCACATCAACAATTGTAGATAAATTAGATCCTTCAAAGTCATAATCAGTGAAGTTTGAATTTGATCTAAGATAATTTTTAATTGATGTCTTTATCTGATCGAAATCTAGATTTGCAAAATTAACTAATGGCATTATCGTGTTGGCTGTAATGCGAATGATAATTGTTGTGGTTGTGCATCAATTCCAATAATATAATATTGAATTGTTACATTAAGTTCGCCATCATCATAATTAGGAACCGCATCAACGGATATTAACTCAACTCTGGGTTCATAATTATTAATTACATTTTCAATTTCATCTCTTACTGATGATGCAGTAATATCATCCAAAGATTCAAACAACAAAGAATTAACTCTAGAACCCAGAGTATTGTTGAAAAAACGTTCTCCTCTATTGGTAAGAACAAGATTTCGAATAGATCTAGAAATTGCATTTTCATTTTTAATCGCAATCAAGTCATAGGTTAGTGGACTAACCTGAAAGGACAAACTAATGTCCTTAAATGACTTGCTAATGCGCTGTACTGGCATTGAATATTATAAATCTATCTTATTTATTCACTAAAATTCGGATAATGGAATAGGTTCTGTTCCATATTCCCAGTCATCATAATCATTATCATTGCGAATTTTTTCATGAATTTCGTTTTGAATGTGAAAATCATGTTTTTTTGGCGTTAAATCATCACTTGCAATCTCACGAAGCATTTTTTGCTCCTCAACTTTTTGCTCCCAACCGTATTCTGATGCTAAAAATTCAGTTCCCCACTCATTTTTCATAAATTTTTTGTCTTTATCGACTTGTTTGGTCATTGTTTTGCTCCTGATTTGTTAGATCAGAACTTTTTACGGGGTTGCTATCCCGAATTTCTTTAATTTCATACATAAAGTCGTCTGACGTTTCTATTTTACGACGATTTTCAACAGAATATTCGGTTAAATCAATTTCATAACCTGGATTTTTGGTAATTCGATTGCGAATCCATGCATCATCGTACCATGAAATCTTATTATTAGGATATGCATAAAAATTTCCATTATCCATTTTGAAAAAATGAGCACTTTTATGTTCCGGAGTTTCACTAAAGTTGGTGTTCAGTGTTGATTTTGATTCCCATGACCAATCGAGAGTAAACATATAGGTGCCTTCATTTTTTTCACCTTTATGATTTGCCAATTCAGCCCTTAATCCAGCTAGTCTAGAACGAACTTGGACATCGATGTAAGGAGAAAAGCAATCCCACCACATACATTCTTCTAATTTTGGCGTAGGTGCATCGGGTTTCCAGCAAAACGCATGAATTGGTCTTCTTGTCCAGTTGACACCATTCTCTAAAAACGTCTCAAAGAGGGGTACGTGCTTCTCTAATGATGCTACGGAATGCACGTCACATAAAGTTACCTCTCCATGACCTTTTTTATGATTATAGAGAAATTCATTACGAATATAGCAAGTAAACGTGGGAAGATTGTGATTTAAGTAAGACATTCAGAGGATTTCGGTGTTTTGTTTTTCGGGTTTTCCGGTTTTCTTCAAGACGAGAAACGACGGCGCCTCCGGCAACTAGTTATAAAAACATAAAAAAACACTTAGAGAATCTCTAAGTGTCTTGAAGATTATTTGCCTTGTCCTCGGTAGGGTTTTTTTGCTTTGTTTCTGCTCGTTGCAGCATACTTTGTATTCTTCCCGAGTCCCTGTCGTGTATTTTTTGGATGCGACTCAAGTTGTGCTGAGCCACTCAGACTTTTTCGGTTTGTCATTAAATTTCCTCCAATTCAATTAATTCTGGATCAATTAACTCTCCTGAAAAAAATGATTCGGAGAAGTCTTGAAGAATCTCACTACATTCTTCTGCAGTGAGATTCCTATAAATTTTACGTCCTTTGTATAGAATATTATACAGAGATTCTTTCATCAGATAATCCGAGTCTTTTCATGTCCGACACGAATGCGTGGATCGCACCAAATCTCGAATCCAGCTTCTTTTGCATCAAGACAGAATGAAACATCTTCTCCACACATGTCCTGTACATTACCAGACTCAAAGACTTGCATCTTCGGAGCAAACCAAGGATACTCAAGATTCTCAAAGACACCCTTCTTAATCAGTACCCAACCAAAACCAGTGTAATCAACAGTGAAAGGTTTTTTACGTTTGGAGATTGATTCGACAGTTTCATGATTCATGACTCCACCATTTTTGCGGAAGTCATCTTCTTCTAACCAATGTGCGACAGAGGTTGTGTGTCCATCTTCTGTTGCATACCAACCACCAACAATTTCTTTCTCTTCACCTTCTGCGGGTAGTGCCATATCACAAAGTTGCCAGAACTTGTTTGAGTCAAAGACAATATCACTATCAATCCAAAGTTGATAATCATACTGCAGTTTTCCATCCCAAGGAATTTGCTTAGGTCCTCTCAGAACATTTGCACCAAGACACTTGCATCGTGCAAAATTAACCATCGATGAGTAATCTTGAGAGATTTGAATACTCATTCCATTTTGCACAAGATCAAAACAGAGTTGTACAAATGCTTTCAGGAAAATAAAAGAGCATCCTCTGCCAGGAAGACAAAAGACAATTGATTTTCCTCTCATTCTTTCTTTAATTGCATCATAATCCCACTCCTCAACATTCTTCTTGGGTGGGACAGTCTTAACAGTAAATCCTTTTGCCATAAGTTTGAGATAACTTTCAGATCAATTTTAACAGTTTTATATAGCACTTGTCAATATGAAGATTGTAAAGTTATTTCTTTATTAATCACCAATTCCTCATATGCCAAATCCTCAACATTATAGTCAGTTTTCATAATGCCGACCATGTTGTTGAGAGTATTCCATATTGTTTGAAACTCTTCTTCTTGAATCGAGTGAAACAAACACTTATCTTTTGCGTATATGTGATAAACCTTTTCCATATAAAAATATTTTCCGGAAATTTTTTATAGGGTGATTAGTTCACCACTGCATTATATATAAGCACAATCAAAAATGTAAGTGGTATTAATACTACCTTTGCCATTGTCTTTGGATAACGAATTGTCCATCCTGCAAGAACTACTCTCCAGAAGTTCCAATAGATTTTTTTTCTATGAATCATTTTTTCTTTTTTCGATTGTTTCACCGGCACCTTTTGCTTTGTTTTTATTGGGGGCGACTCTTTCTATTTTTATGAATCCAATTAAACACCTCAGAATACCTCCGGAAAATTTTTATGAGTGTGATACTTAGCTCTCGATTTGTCACCTCTGTAGGTTAGGGACTTATTGATTTTTATAAACGCAACGCCAACCCCGACGGCATCAACAACCCCCCGAAACACTGCCGGATCACGCATACACGAATAAGTCTAACATAAGTGCCCCACGGTGTCAACCACGGGGCACACGGTTAGTTACACTTTAGAACTCGACTTCTGCCTCCTCAGTATCACTCTCAACATCAGCAACGATGACATCCAGAATGGACAGAATCTCGTTGCCAGTGTTACCTTGACGCAGAAGAGAAAGAATCACAGACTTAGACATTTTGTGTGTTTTGTGTTAGAATATGTGTGGAACAGTGAGTGTCTTTGTAGGGGCGCATCTCATTCCCAGAGAGTATTAGTGAAACTTAGAGATTATCGTCCCATTCCATACCTAACTGCCATTCTGGTCCAGGTGATTCTGGACGCCACATTAGATCGCCGTCTTCATTC